GGAAGACGTATGCGAGTTTAAATTACCGATTGAATATGTCGACCCGAAGACCGTGTCTTCGATTGTCCAAAGTGACTTGGAAATGAGTGGGCCATCTCCTCTCTATCGACATCTCTTTGACCAATCCTTGTTGATGGAGAAGTGGTCCTCGTTTTATACGACCGATGTAGCTTTTTTGAAAGAGAGTCAACGGGTCATCCGTAAAAGCAAATTGACCCCTTATGAGGATCAGGGGTTCCATGAAAAATATAATTCGTTCTGTGCCGAGACAAATTTCATCGACCGTTATCAATACATCGGGTTCAAGCCTATGATACACATGAACCAGTCTCCTTCCTTCTTGCATTGTCTCGGCATGTATAATTTATCGACGCCTATCTTCTCTCTTTTGTCTCCGCTCTTTATCTTGGTGATGCCTTTTATCATCTTGAAACTCAAAGGCATCGAGGTGACCATTGACCAATACGTAGACCATTTAAAGCAGGTGATGAAAACCACTAGCTTATACAAGTTATTCTGTGGGTTTGATAGCGTGTCTATGCAAGACAAAACGACGGCAGTCGTATCTCTCTTTATCTATTTCTTACAGATTTATACCAACCTTACTGCGTGTATGACCTACTACAAACACATTGGACTCATTTATACCTTTATCCAAGATTGCAAGGAACACCTCAACCAGACGGTTACCACGGCTGAGATACTACAGAAGAGAATCGTGAAATATGGAACCTATCTGCCCTTCTATCAGAAGAATCAGGTAGAGCTCAAAAAGATGAGACATATGGTCAAACATTTAGACCAACTACAGCCCGCCACGAGCATCTTTTATAAACTGACCCAGTTAGGCATGTTGATGAATTTGTATTATGAATTTTTCATGAGAGAAGACTATCGAAATACATTGTTGTATTCTTTTCACCTTAATCAATACATTCGGGATATACACACCCTTAAGCAAAAGGTGAAATTGAAGGCCATTCGTCCATGCAAGTTCGGGAAACAAACCGTCTTCACCGAGATGTATTATTTGCCGCTTATGAAAGAAAATACCGTAAAAAATACATTGGACCTCAAAAAGAATCTCATTCTAAGCGGCCCAAACGCTTCAGGTAAAACCACCGTCTTGAAAACGACGCTTATCAATTCTCTTTTATGCCAGCAGTTCGGTCTAGGCTGTTTCTCGGACGCGACGATTTGCGTGTATGACTTCTTTCATTCTTATCTCAATATACCAGATACGTCGGGAAGAGACAGTTTATTCCAAGCAGAAGCCCGTCGATGTAAAGATATCCTGGACTGTGTTCTTTTACACAAAGAAAAACGCCATTTGTGTATATTCGATGAGATTTATTCAGGCACGAATCCAGTCGATGCAGTATCGTGTGCCAAAATGTATTTGTCTCTACTGAATGAACACAAGGTCTCCATCGATTACCTCATTACGACTCATTTCATCGAGCTATGTAAACACTTTGTCGGGTCAACTCTGGTCGTCAACCAAAAAATGGACGTTCTGCAGACCGAAGACAAAATCACCTTTTTATACCGCGTCTTAGAAGGATATTCGACCGTACACGGTGGAAAGTATATTCTGAAAGAAATGAATTATCCGGAGATTCTATTTCGTTAGAACCTAAAGATTATAATATAGGTTATTCACATAATGATGCTTTCTTCAATTCTTGACATTGGAAGCTTCTTTATTGGTATGATTATCAATCTTCTATTGGTCACCTTGATGTGTTATTACTTCAAAAAGAAGTATGAGTCCCTGGAAGAGGCACAGAACGAACAGGCGAAGTTGCTGTATGACTTGTTACGAGATAGAAAACAATCCAGTCAAGAGCCTATCAAGACCGAAGTGATTGAGATTGAATCGGATGATGAAAGCGACGATAGTGAAGGTGAGATGGAAATGGAGGAACTCGTAGAGCCCGAAATCAAGGTTCTTACTCTAGACATTCCCGAGAATACCGAGACAAATGAGACGTTTACTGTTGACATGGTAGACACGGTTACGGTAGAGAATCCTGAAGAGATGGTAGAATCTGAACCAGAGCTTATCCTTGAGGAGAACGATGGGTTCAGTAAAATGAATATGAAACAGCTTCGAGACCTTGTCACAAAGAAGGGGGTCAAGGTAAAGCCTAGCATGAAAAAAAATGAATTGGTGGAGCTGGCTAAACTGTAACTGTCTTCTATGAAAAAATATAATACTACACTATACGATGTGGGCAACCGACTATGTTACCAACAACAACGCAACCAATCAATTCCCGGGGATTGTGCAGGACGGTCGCACATTTACCGTTTATACTCAAGATACCGAGACCTTTAAACGGAATCACGGTATCCAAACCAATAGTGAATACCGTAAGTATTTGATGGACCATGCCAATGAATTGATGAAAATAAATTACAAAACCTCTATTCTAGAAAACAAAACTCCTGTGGCTCAACCCTTTAAGCATGGGTCGCCCTACCTCATACGTGGCATGGAACAACCGGACGGCTATGAGAATACCTTTACCAAAGAAATGTATCTCACGAGACAAATGTTGGACGATAAAAAACGCCGTCCTATGCAGCGAACGTATATGGAAGATTATACGGGGTCTACGATTTCAGAGTAAGGGTGAGGATTTCGACCCAAGACGATACACGTGATGACCGCTAGCAAGACAAACAAACCTATCCACATATCTCTATCTCTATAAATAAGGTTTAAATGTATTCCTTTTATTTATACAGATGTATCTCAGCATTGATGTAGGTATCAAAAATTTGGCTTATTGTATGTATGACGACACCATTGTCGAATGGAAAGTCATTGAGTTATGCGACAAGACGGTCAATGCGAATAAACTAAACATGGTCGATTTAAGCAAACGACTGTTTGAAGCACTGGAAACATTACCTCCACGGTATGACCTGATTTTAATTGAGAACCAGATTGGACAAAACGCCATACGTATGAAAGCCTTACAGGGTATGATTACGTTGTATTTTGTCTCGAAAGGAAATACGGCCATACAATATTGGAACGCGACTCACAAACTCAAGATGTTTGTTCAGGAAAAGACTACGTATGCCCAGCGAAAGAAAATGGGGGTTGTGGTTACCCGTCAAATCCTAGAGGAAAAATACAAGAACCAGTTGGATTATTTTGGAAAACACAAAAAAAAGGATGACTTGTCGGATTGCTTCTTGCAACTACTCGACTACATGAAAAAGGAGAACAAACTAGAGAGCTCCATCTCTGACTTTCTGGAAACCATTCATATTCAAGTCCCTGAGAAAAAAGAAAAAGAAAAGGTGGAGAAAGTGAAGAAAGAGAAGAAGGATAAAGAAGTTATATAAGTGTTCAATGCGATAGATTTAAAGTTATCTAATATATCTATTTCATAGATGGAAGAAATTACATTGGATACGATGGACCTCAAACCCAGTTCAGACTTTGGCGGAGGCATTGAGTTTCTCTTGAATGACGCCAAGCCTGCTGCAGGTGTCTCCTTTGCCGAAGACATGAAGGAATTTGAGGACATGGGTAAAGGCTTAAAGTTTGAAAATACCACCGGTCCGATTCATCTTGCCCGGGAAACCGTGTCGATGGATACCCACCGGCAAACCACTTCTGATGGATATCGGCACATACAAGAAATCAATGTAGAGGGTGAGCTGAAAAACATTGAAATCAAGACCAAAGAGGAGATGCTAAAAGAGAAATTTCAATATTTACGAAAGTTGGAGACGCTTCAACAAAAGGGGGTGGAGCTAAGCAAACAGTATACGATGGAGAATAGCCTGGATGAGATGCGAGGAGAATACGAATACCAACAGGGCGAAAGAGAGCGTAAAAACAGTGTTCAGTTCCAGGGGAAAATGCTGACGACGCTCATTACTGGCATCGAGTTTCTCAATAATAAATTTGACCCGTTTGACATTAAGCTCGATGGTATTTCAGAGAATGTTCAAGAAAATCTAGGCGACTATGACGAAATCTTTAGCGAGCTTGCTGAAAAATACAAGTCCAAGGCAAAAATGGCACCCGAGTTGAAGTTGGCATTTCAGCTTGCCTCGGCGGGCATTATGGTACACATGTCCAATACCATGTTCAAGTCAGCCATTCCTGGGATGGACGATATCATGAGACAAAATCCTGACCTGATGAACCAGTTTACCCGTGCGGCGGCAAGCACCATGGAGAAGACCAACCCAGGCGTCAATCAGTTCGTGCAACAGTTTGCCAGACCCGACCCCAGGCGAGCCGAGACAAAACGTCCCGAGATGAATGGCCCCGAAAATATCAACAGTATTTTAACGGGACTGAAAAAGACCATCCCTTTGCCTGAGAAGAATGACAGTATGATTAGTTTAGAAGAATTGGACCATTTAGGTGACACTCCTGTAACTCGCAAGGGTCGACGAAGGAGTGACAAGAATTCCATACAGATTGCGATTTAATCTAAGATAAAAAATAAGCGTTTTTCGTATAGATGTCTCAGATTAGTTTACTAGACGAAAAGATGAAACACATTCAACGAACCCTCCAACAATTGGAGCAAGAAAAAGAGGTTCATCTTCAGAAACTCGAGACCTGGAAAACCGAACAGGAACGTCTACGAGAAGAGGAGCTCAAAACACAGGGTTTACTCGACGAAGTGAGTGCCAAGCTAAAAGACATGTATGAACTGAAACAAGAGACGGATGCCTATTACAAGCAAATCCAGCAAAGCGTAGAGACTTTATTGACGCTTCTTTCGTCTTCTCGTTAGCCGCTTACGGGGTTTCCCTCCGCGTGTATAGAAAACCCTTCTCATGTTTCGTTGAAGGTTTTTCTTTAACATCTTACATTCCGTTCCTTGGGTGAGTTCGGCTACATCCTTAATGTTCTCTTTTGTGACCAAGACAATCACATGCAAGTTGGTATTGTTTTCGAGCTTGACAGGAACATTGTCACATATATTTTTTTTACAATAATCGATTTCTGGATAGTCTCCAACAAGGGTCTGCTTGAAATCGAGCATCTTGTCTGAGAGGACCTCACGATATTTGACCATTTTATAGTTAAAGGTCAACACCTTGTCTTCCTGCTTGGGTCTTTTTACATTCTGAATGACATAGATGGTTTCATTCGGACTAAACAATAAATCCAATAGACCCGTTCGGATACGTTTCTCAAAAGCGGTATTCACTACACCAAAAGATACCAGATTGACGTTGGTCGCGCTCATATTTTCATAAATGAATTTGGTGAACTCTGCCAGTAGCTTGGCATTGGTATTGATTTTCAAAAACTCACTAGACAGTCTCACTTTTTCATCATAGGTTTTCTTATGCTGTAAAAATGCAAGCACCGCGGCACGGTCAAATACAAGGTCATCGTAATATTTGATGGTTTTATCAATCGTGAGGCGGCTATCCAAGTCGTTGAACCGAAACCATTTGTATTTCTCATATTCATTGCCATACCTTTCGTATTCAATCGAACCTCTACTCGCAGGATATTCTTTGGTCTTGTAGATGATATAATCAAACCCAAACCCTAGCCAATTTTTGCGAATGGTCATGGTATATTTTTTTTGTTTCGTATCCTTCTTGTCCGGCTCGTCCTCTGCGTCTTTCACAAAGGTGGTAAAGATGTATTTGTCCACGAACCCTGGGATAAGGGTCAATTTCCCCCGAGTGACCTTGCCTCGATTGTCCTTTATTCTATAAATATAATCTCCCGTGCGTATTTTATCATAAATGTCTTCTTTGTCCACGGAATGCACGCGATACAAGATACTAAATGTTCTTTCGAGTGCACCTGCCGTTTCTGTGACACGAAACCGGAGGAGCCCCTCTTTATACAGACGAATGAACTCTCCCTCCACGAAATCATTAAACGGTGAACCAGGTCGTTGCTTGGGCTTGTCAATCAACGAGTATTTTAAACGTGCGGACTCTTCGCCAATTTTTGATAAGGTAAATAAGTTTTTATTCAGAAGTTTGGTCACGCGTGTCTGATTTTCTACGGTCTGTCTACGCGTGTAATAATCGACAAATAACGGGGATTCGGTTGACTTTTCTAGTTCATCCCTCTTGACATCCGTATAAAAGACGATATTGGTAATGGAACGGTCGTATTTATAGCGAGTGGTTGCATATTGTGTTTGGTTAATCGTAATAAACCGTTTGATGCGGTTGATTTTCTCCAACACGTCGTCGTCGTTTTCCGTAATATTGATAAAGGCAATCGCATACGTATTTTCAGCTGGATTGGCCTCATCAATCGTAGGTTCACCATTGCTTCCAAACTTGAAGAATTCAAGCTCGCGTTTTACCGAGAAAATCCACTTGTAGTATTTCTTAACTTTTTCGTCCATGAAATTATAATTATCGATAGGAGTCGGTTTAAAAATAGGGAAAATCAACAGCGTATTGGAACGTTCCTTTAAAAACAACTTGGGAGAGTATCGGTAATAGGTCGAGAAGAATTCATTCATTTTTGTCTCCGACATGGTAGCATTGGTGGTCTGTTGCTCTCCTAACAAATACTTATCCTTTTGAGTATTGAAACAGGACTTTTTGGGTTGTTTGTCACCCAAGCAGAACAATTTGTCATGGGTATTTTTGGCATCCAGTTCGATGCTTTCATAATAATAAGGTGTTTCTATCCCCTGTATGGTAATCATATTACTATATACACGGATTAAATAAAATTCTCTTTATAAAGGATTTCGGTGTAGTCTTCCTCCACAGACTCATTCTTTTGCGTCTCGTTTTTTTGTTTTCTCGCCTTCTTCAAGGTATCGATGGCGTCGTTGACCTCTTTTTGGGTGACAAAATTACCCCCCACTTCTTTTTGCAGCTCTTTGTATTTCTCTGGAATAATACAAAATTTGCTATTTTCATTAAACAGGTAATCCACCAAAAGAATAAACACAGCGGTCAATACGAGTGAAATCGTAATGTCTCGGGTGCCTACCCAAAGAATGGAGAAAATGATAATTTGGCGACCCAGTGTGTAACGAAAGTAGGCTTCCTGTGTCTTGCTTAGTTCAATAGTAATATATTTCGAGCCAATGTTCATCACCAACATGATGACACCCGCAAAATACTTATTGTCATTCAATACATTTAAAAAATCAAAGGGTGAGGTTGTCTTGGATGTCTTTTTTGTTTTAGACATTAATATAGAGGAAGCATAAAAAAAATATATGTTTCTAATAAAGTAATGTCACTCGCATTTTATGCTTCACCGATTGACCATGACCAAGTATTAGAAGACAAAATGAACAAGGAGAAAATGAAAATAGACCGTTCTCTGTTGCAAACGATGCAATCGGGTCCTTCGTATGCTTTGGACAAACCTGGATTATCCAATCCATATGACCATGTCCGTGTCTCGGATATTCATAAGAACATACAAGAGGAAAACGACAAGGAGCTCTCTT